TGCTGTTGAAAATGAAGTAGAATTCATTTCTGCGATAACACTGTTTGGAACGGGAAACGCTAAATTGTTTAACAACGAGATTCTTGAACCCTCACTAAGCGTAATACTATTCCAAGTAGGACATGTTACTGATGTTGAAAAAGATCCTGTAGCTGCATTCCAATATCTTGAACATACTGTATATTGATTATTGAATTTATACCACCCAGTAGGCGCAAATGACAGTGTAGTTAATTGATATAGCTTATATCCAGTAAAACTACACCATGCCGTGCTTGTGTTAATACCCGAAGGCGCATCCCACCTGTACATATTAGATGATGTTGAATTACACGAAGCAGTTGAAGTAGTGCCATACTGTAATTGAATTTGCAGAAGAGACGGTGCAGAAGCCGTAGATTCTTCCCATTCTAAATTGTTATATGGCAATTTAACAAGGTATATCATCTTGTTTACGTAATGAGTATGAGTACCTCCAATATTTTGTTTTATTCCAACACTAGCATCATCGTTATTACCATGGAATGGTGTATTGTATTCTATATCATATTTATTTCCACCGATATATGTAGCGCTCATTTCAATATCATGACCTCCCATTATAGAAGATACATTTGTTTGATTTACATTAACTTGCTGTCCATTGGAATCAATTATTAACTCAGTATAATGCATGTTTGGTACCAATGTTTCATTAATGCCAGCATTAGTGTTCCATTCTCTACCGTTACATAGATACCATCCTTCATATTCTCCTCCTACTATTCCTCTACCATATGTAAATCTGATAGGTTCTTGAGTTAAAGGGTTTTGTTGATACTGTATTTGTAAATCAAAATTAGTACTATTAAAAGCCCAATCAGGTATTGATATAATCATACCGTCTTTATATCCTGGAAAGGCCTGATGTTTATCAACCCATTTAACGGTTCCTATAGCATTAGTCGATATTAGTACTTTATCAACACCAGCAATATTCGGTATATATAGATCTCCATCAATAAATGCAAAATTGTTAATCTTTATATTATTTTTAAAAGTAGTACCAGCACCAGATATTAATATAGAATCGAATGCGTTACCGCTACTGTGTGTTCTAATAGAATATGTATCATTTGGTCCTAGATTAATTCTTCTTGTGAATCCAGATCCTCCATTTCTCAACCTACCCTCTTCATATATGTCATTTGCATTAACACTATCATATGAAATTCTATGTTGTGAATCTTTTAAAATGTTAGTTTCAACACCATATCTGTCATTCGTGTATGTTGTTAGTTTTAAATTAACTATAGATTCAATACTACCTGGATGGCTCCATTGACCTGCGTGTATTTTTAAAGTAGAACTTAAAGGAGAAAGATAGTGAACAGGCTGTATTGCAGATGCTGAAGGAACAGAATTCCCTACTATTATTGATGTTGTTGTATACTCTATATTTTGTTTTTCGGGAAATATATGAATAGATCCGGTTAGCGTTCCTTCAACACCAATCCATGTTGAATATCCGATAGAACCTTGATTACCTTGATTACCTAAAGTTCCTTTTGATCCTTGCGCACCTTGACTCCCAAACAAACCACTTAAACCAAACGAACCTTGAGAACCCATTGGCCCTGTCATCCCTCCTGATGAAAGTTGTTTAAAATTATTATTAATCTTATCAACCTTATCTTGAGACCACCAGCTATTACTGTTTGGATCTAGATCACTCTTAAATATTTCTTTAATATTGATTGCCATTTACTAAGCTTGTATTTTAATATGGACTCTTAACTTATAAGAGTATCCAGGTCTTTTATTATATATTAGTCTAAAACTAAGTGCATCTGACTGATAGCCTTGAATAGCATAGTTTGTAAGTTCTTTATAATTATCTCTTTTAATGTCTTCAGGATTTTCTACCGAATTAAATTCAGTCTTAACTCCTTTTTGCTCAATTCCATATACTTTAATATTATCTATAATAAATCTAGTAGAAATATTATTATTAATGTAAATATCTAAATCATCTTCAATTGACGTCTTATCACCAAATGAATTAGCAGGATTTACATATGTTTTAAACTGATTTTGTATATAATCTTCCTTTAACTCTGAAGATATTGCCTTTGGTAAATAAAAATCAGCATATATCGTATCTATGTCCTCTGTCCAATGTATTGAGCTTTCATTTAAGTTATTCAACCTAACTCTATCAAGAATTTCAATTGAATCTTCTCTATCTTGAGAATATGATGTAATATCATAAGTATCTTTTACTTTCATAATAGTCGAAGCAAAGAAGTTTTCCTTTTCAATAGGACTTAATGTACCATGTACTAATTTACTTTCTCCTGCTGGAAATGCTTTATTGAAAAAATCTGATGAATATTTTGACTTAAACAAGTTTATATTCTTTTTATCAATTGCAATCTCTCCGATTCTTGGGTATATTGGAAGTTTATCAGATGTTTGAGAAAGTTTAAGTATTCCTTTTGAATTCTCATCGTTAACTTTGTGGTAAAAATAATTCTCAATATAACCAAATCCAAGTTCTCTTTCCTTGTAAGACTCGAACGATATTCCACTATAATTAAATTTATTGTATATCAGTCGTTTTCTCTCATCATTCGTTATGTCAGGAATTTTACATTCTGTGTAAATATCTGTAAACCCAACAACCTTGTTAAATAGTGGGTTGTAATCTCCATTCATTCTTCTTAAAACTGTAATATAACCGCCATCTTCTCTATCAACAATAACGTTTCCTATAGAACCCGACTGTAATTGATATGCTTTAGGCTTATCTGGATCTGTGCTAGCTTTAATTAGAGATGGTTTAACAAAGCTAACACCAGACTCTACACTAAGAACAAATTCGTCTTTAATCTCAGAACCGTCTTTAAGAATTGTAGTGTATTCTATATCTTTATACTTGTTAAATCTTTCTGCAAAGCTAGAGGCGTTTAATTCTTCTAAAATATTAGAAAATTGATTACTACCAGCATTAAAGTACTTAAATACTGTTGTCAACGGCGCGCCAGCGCTTGATAGACCTTGATCTAATCTCTGTACAGCGATAGCAGGTCCGTTGATTGTAGTGTTCCACAAATAAGGATGTCCTTTAACAACGACCTTAGTTTTATCTATCACACTAGAAACTTTCATTCCCCATGTATCAGGATTCCCAGGGGTACCGTATGCTTCAAATAATATCCATGAATAATTACCTTCTGAGTCCTTCGTTATGTACTTTTCAAAATCTGCAGTACCATCAGCTATTGAAAATAGAGAGGCTGTTAATATAAGATCATCATCTACGTCACCCCATGCTGAATTACCAAGATCAATTTCAAACGGTAGCGCAGTATCGATAACTTCTTTATTTAATTTAATATCGTTTAAATGGTATACATTATACCTATCAAGATATTTAACATCATTATCAACGACATTAACACTAATATAAACACATATAAATTTAAATCTTTCGTTTTTAATAACGTCGTAAGATATTGAATTTTCCACTACATTCTTATCATTATAATTAACAACTGTAGCGAACTTATATCCATTAGCATCAAACGAATTTGCAAAATCAGTAGGGGAATCTTTCTCATCCTCTTTTCTTTTTCTAAAATTATATCTGAGTCCTCTAAAAACAGCTGAAGCATCTTTTTGAGTACTTCCTCCGTTAAATTTAGAGTAATTAACTTTTAATTTGTTATCAACCCATGTATTTAACAAACTATAATCTTTAGAATATCCATTAAAAATTAAGTTGTGATTAAAGAAGTTAAAATTAACGTCTTTTAATTTTTCTATTGTTAGATTATCAGGGCTAACTAATCCATTCTCAATCGTAGTACTAACATAATTTGTTAAATCTATTTCAGGACTATTTAAATAATAGGATGGTGTATTGTTAAAATGGAAATGCTCCATGTTAAGATACTCTATGTTTCGATCTCCAATAACTTCTATGTTTGGCGACATATTGTCTGAGCCAAACGCTTCATTTGCATTTAAAATATAATCGAAGTTCTTTGCGTTTGAAGCATCCTTTAAGTGAAATTTACATATGGTTGGAACCAGTCTACTTTTTAAAGAAGTTTCTTTTAGTTCATTTTCATTTAGTCTGTCATATTCATTATTAATAGTTGAACCACCGTCTATATTTTCTTCTGTTAGTAATGGAGTTAACCATGAGAAGTATAAATCCGGTGAATCATATGACTTTTCTAGTACATGTAAATCGCCAGGCCCATAAAAAACGGTACCCCATTGTCCCAAATACGCTGCCGGTAAAGGCGTACTAGTATCTATTTCAATGAATGTTCCTCCATCAGCTAAAGAAACATCTACTACCTCAAGTTCTTCACCAGTCGATAATACAACATAGTCTCCTGCACTAATATCTGATTGAGCATCCACATTATACAAAATAATAGCATTTGCACTGATATCAATATTATAATCTCTTGGTTGAAGAGGGTCAATAAGAGGGTATTCTAATATATCTATTGAATATGTTGACGGTGATGCTTTTAATATATCTCCAGTATCTGTGTTTCTTGTAGAATAAAAGTCAAAGTCAAAATCTTTAAAATCGTATGCTGCAAATTTCCCGTGAACGGTATCATATATTTGATATACGTTAAAAACTCTATCTTCAGATATTTTAACTGGACCATCAAGTATTACTCTCCATAAATCCGTATCTAAAGGATCCTGATTAATCTCTATAATTTTAGAGAATTTTTCAAAATTCTTATTCTTAATATATTCACCTATTTGCAATTGGCCAATCTCTTTAAAATCAACAAACAGCATGTTTTGTTTAGAAGAACCAGATATTGGTGTAATAATATTCCAGTCTTGTGTTATCGCAGTTGGTAAATTAACAGTGTCTTTTTCGCCGTCATTTAATGTTATAAAATCGACGTTATTTAATTTAAAAATACCAAAAGCAGTATGTCTTCTTCTGTTACCATCTAAAAAATCCTCAATAATAATTGAAGTATCTATTACATGTACTTTATAATCAATTAAAGACTCAGATCTAATAGATTGTGCTATCGCATTTGATACTTGCTGTAAGTTACCGTTACTAGAAAATTTATTACTATTAAAAGTACCAGCAGCTAATGAACTATCTGCAATATATGTAAAGCTTCCTAAATTATTATTTTCGATACTTATTTCTCCTCTATCACCAATAAATAGTCTATCATTATTGTCTGGATTTTGGTTAATCGTAATTTTAATAAATCCTTTAGTTGCAGAATCTTTATTTACCGCTGTTAATCTTTCTCCAGTCTTAGCAAACCCTTTAAAATCAGATAAACTAGAAGAATCTATAGAAACTGGTAAATCGTGATTTTTTATATTTTTAACGGCATTTTTTATGTGATAAAATTTACCGTTTTTATCTTTTACGTAGTTAAGAGTTGGCATTGCCAAATCGTCTTCGTTCGTTATCATGTCGATATCAGAAAGTGTAGTCTGATCAACTATATAATTACTTTTATATGAATTAACATTAGGTGAGATAAATCCCTTAGAATCAATGTTGTCAATGCTAAATGAACCTTCATCTGTTGCATCACAATATAGCCCAAAGTACCTGTATATTTTATAATCTTCAGCAGTATAATCGTCAAAAAGAAATTCAAGATTCATAATGTTAGCTGAAACTAAACCATGTCTTGCAAAACCATTTGTAATTACTTCGTTGCTCATTATTTCAGGATAATCAACCGAAGTGTATGAATTATCTAAAACCTCTGCTTTGTTTGCAAAACCACCTTTTACAATATCGATTCCATTGAAATATGATTTCTCATCCTCTTTAAAATTCATCGTTATAGCTCCATTTGGAAAGTTACGATCATTTACATGAGAGTGTATATATTTTCCAAGTTCAGAACTCTTGCTAAGATCAAATGTTTTAATTATAGTAGCCTTATTTAATAGCTCTAATATTCTTTTATTTTGGCCTTCGATATTTTCAGAGTATTCCTCGTTATAATCAACATCTTCTATTCTGTAAATAACAAATTTCGTAGGTGTCTTTTTATCCAACCAAATCGGAGCAAATAATCTATATTGCTCATCGTATAATTTAGTTACATTTTGAGTGGCTCCATATTGGTATTGAGTCTCGTATTGATTAGAATAGTCAGAATATATTGAAAGATCTGAATATTTTTTAAGAGTTTGATATCTTAAACTATTAGGTATGTTTTTATAAAACTTAGCAATGTCAGATGAAAAACTTCCAGAAGATTTAATAGGGTACTTTTGAAATTCTACTTTTGCTAGCTCCTTATTAGCCTTAAACGCACTAAAATACATCAACTCGTTAGAATCAACAATAAGCTTGATGTTAGTGGTTAATTTAGGATTTGTTCGCAGTAGCGCAAATGACTTATTTTCAATTGGGGAAATAATCCCACCAATATCAGATATTCCGTCACCGTCATTATCTATGAATCCTAAATATTCTGGATCTCCTGGGTTGTAAATACTCATTCTATGTTTGTATATTTATATTCTATATATTGTAGAAATATGCATACACCTTTAGAATCGCTTAAAGTCTCGTTGCGCATATATAGTTCTATACACTATATATCACAATTTATTAATCTAATAATATTTTAGAAATTATCAATCTCCGGTAAAGAGAAGTCATTCAGTTCTGATAAATAACGTCTTCTACCGCCTCCAGCAAAACCAGATGCTATTGTAGAATTAGCGTTATACGATGTTAACATACTCTTAGTTATGTTATTTATGTTTTTACCTCCAGCTTTATATTGTGCATATACCTCAACGTCGAACTTAAATTCGTTACCAGCTTTATCAAAGATATCTATACCTATTATTTTAGAATAAACTAGGTTTGTAAATTTATTGTTTACAATTCCTCCAATTCTTCCAGTTTCACCAGGGTTAACTCCATAATAATCTGTCATTCTATATTGAAATACTAAATCAATACTAATAGAATTCTTTGAACCTCCAGGTACAATTTTCTTACCAGACTTATTAACAGCATCTACTACAATATCTTTTTCATTAAGAGGTGAAAGATATAAGAATGATCCGCATGAATGTCCACCTAATAGATACTTATCCTCAGGTTGGAAAGAATTGTTAGAAGTTAATCTAATACCAGCGTTACCTTCATTATTAATAGTTCTTGTAAATCTTATTGGAGTTTGCATTTTTCCATAAGAATCAGTAGATCTTCTAACCGCTGTTTTAGGAATTCCTACAAGTCCATTACTTTGAATATCTAATATTGGATGTTCTTGCGAAGAGGTTCCATAGTTAGCGATATAAGAAGCACCTTGGCCTTCCAGTAATGGATGGTCTTTGTGTAAGAATATACCGTTACTGTATTCATTATATGTTACGACATTTGATTGAGATCCTCCAAGGTTTGTTGTGTCTATATTAATACCTCCTCCAGAAACTGCAGCAGAAAATGTACCAGACCATATAAAATCGTCAACTCCATTCGTCGCACTAAATGGTATATCAGTTGCGGCGCTATAATTTTTACCTCCAGTAGTAGTAGGCAGTAACGTTGAATAATTGTATGAAATACCATATCCATACTGATCATATCCTGATGTATCAAGAAGATCTATATCTCCATATGATCCATCATCGGTTGAGACATAGTGTCTTCCATCATTCGCTAAGTTTTTATATCTTGCATAAATCCACTGTCCTCTTAATTGCATAGATTGTTCAGGACCAGGATTTGAATAAATATTTTGATCTTGCGTTAATATATTTTGATAAACAATTGGCGCTAAATCATATTGAGCCTCGTTTGTATAATATGCATCATTAATAACGGCGGCATCCAATGGAGATGTATTAACTGAGCCGCTTATATTACCGCTATTATCTATATTAGGAATCCCAAATGGATTATAAGTTGTTGAAGCATATACTTCTTTAGTTGTATCTCCAATAACTCTAGAAATTAATTCTAAATCAGAAGCCTTAGTATTTGAAACATCAATTCTAAAATTCTTTGTTACAATACTACCTTTAAAATCTTCTGTAGGTATTTCATCAACATAATATCCAGCGAATAATTTAACTCTAGTATTGTTTGTGATTGGTGTTGCACTTCCGTCTTCATCAATTATCTTAACTACTAATTCTCCAACCTCATCTTCAATGATTCCTCTTAATCTTAATACTTCGTTTTGAAGGCTTAATAATTTTTCATAAACACTTAATGGTGCTAAACCTTCTGTAGTAAATCCAGAAGCTACTGAAGCGGCGTTATGCGCAAAATACTTGTCGCTTGTCGTAAACGAATCGCTAACGTGAGTATATACTCCTTTTGATTCTAGGTCTTGATCTACTTGAACTTTTAAATTATCAAAGTTGTTTACACCAAGAATATCAGAAATCGCATCAGTTGATAATTCTCCTTCAGGAAATTCTATTCTTGTTATTTCAGACCAATCAGAAGTTACTGGGTTTGCAGGAAATCCTGCTTCAGATAATGACTTAACCATTATCTCAACAATTTCGCCAGAACTAATTGCTATATCTAAAGAGTTAAAGTTTACAGCTTGTGCATCTTCTTCACTTTCAACTACCCACTTATATACTCCAGCGTCGTTTAATTCTCTTTTTCTTACTGGGCCATTTGATTCTACCCAATTTGAGAATGCTGCTGTTTTTTCAGATTGATTATTATCATCTGTAAATTTCATTTGTTCAACTTCACTAGTTTTACCTGAAGTAGAAACGTATCTATATCTTATTTTAAACTGTACTACTTCTTGTGAAACTCCATCACCTAGTTTTTTAGCATTTGGAATAGACCAAAAACCACGAACTCTAAATTTAGGAGAAACTTTAGCTAAATCAACAGATTCAGCAGCAGCTTTTATTTCAGTTACAATAGATGCAAATAACTTAGATTCTGAATCTCTTTCATTAATTAAAGAAGACAATTCACTTTTTTGACTGTCTCTTTCTGTAGAAGATTCAAATTTCTTAGTATTTAATACAGCTTTTTTCTGTTTAATAACCTCATCTAATTGCTTAAGGTTCTGTTCAACGGATATTTTATCAGATTTTAATTGCTTAATTTTAGCAACCGTTGTATTATTAGTTAAGTGTTTGTTTATTTGAACTACTTTAAAATTAGATTCATTAATTACCGGACTGTCTGGTATAATACCTGAACCAGCTGGCGGAATATAATCAACTTTTAAAGATTTAATAAATTGTCCAAAATCAGAAACTTCATCTCTATAATATTCTGCAAGATTCTTTTTATCTCCTTCAGAATCTAGAATAACTAACTCATTCGAAAAGAACCCAATACCTGGAGAGAAATTCTCAGCAGGCACGTTTGAAATAGGATCAATTGGTTTTACAAAAACAATTTGTCTTTCGTCATATCCAACTTTAACTTCGATTTCAATATTAGTATCTAAGTCTTTATAGATTCCAAGTTGATTTACTCCAATTTTTATTGATTCAAATCCTTCAAGTAATTGAAGTTCAATTTGAGTAGTTGAATTGTCTATAGATTTAACTAAATATCTTGTTGAATAATTTCCAGAATTAATAATTAAAGAATCTCCAACTTTTAAAGCTTCTGTATCATTAAGTGATTTAGATGAATCTGTATAACTTAATTTATTAAGAGTGTATAATTTAATAGTTTTTGTTTGGGTTGAGCCGTCAATAGTTACTGTTCTCTGAGTGCTGTCTATCTTAACAACATCGAATGCACCGGTATATTGAACATCTCTTATTGGCATATCAACCACTTCTGAATCTAAATAATATTTTAAATTTTCAGTAGAAATATTATCCTTAAAATTAGAATATGCAATTTCGCTACCACCTTTTAAATTATCATCAAAAAACTCTATGGTAGCCGCATCGTCATTATTTAAAATATATCTTTCAATGTAAACTCTTTCTGTCTCGACTGGAATTTGACCACTTACATCTAAATTAACAGTTAGTAGTGGGTTTAAAAAGTCTTCAAAAAATTCATTTAATTTCGTACTAAACTCAGTAGGAGCAGCAAGTGAAGTTATTGATTTAGAAGGACCTTTAAGTCTCGACGTATGTATTTTTCTATATGAACCATCTTTAAGCCTTACATTAGCATTGGCACCGCCAATTCCGCTAATTGAAGCCATGTTCTTATTTAACCTTTCAATTTCAGATTTTAAATAACCAAATGCAGGGATCTGAATAGTTTCCATCTGGCCTGATTTGTTATTAAACAAGTCAATAACAACAGTTTCTTTATCTGTTGTTATTGCTTCATTAATTCTATTGAATGTCTCTAAGGAGTTAGTGTTTAACTCTAAGAATTGTTCAAGTAATTGTGATATTGAATTGCTAGCGCTCATATTATCTTATAATTTCTAGTTCAAATGTTTTTGCTACTTTATCAGTACAAATAAGTTCAAAGTAAGGTTTAAAACTTAATAGGTTATTTGTATCGATTGTAGCCTTAAGCATCCAACCATTATTTTTATCTGTGTAGATATTAATCTTTTTTGTTCCTAAGTCTGGTAAATCATCTTTAAAAGATAATTTAATAGTTTGTCCAACTTCCCATTGATTAATACTATCGTCTAAGTATATATCGATATTTCCGTTTAGAGAACCAGTTCCAAGATGTACCATTAATAGATTATCATATGGCTTTACTCTTGAAATAATACCTTCAGCCGAAGCGTTTGACGGGTTAAACTTATTAACTGCATTAATCAAAGTACCAGCATTTCCTGATACTATATCATAATTATATAACTTAGGTAAAGAATACCCATAATTAGAGTTTACAATTTTAATTTTACCTTTTGTTGATTTATCAATAATTGTACCGTTACCAGCACCAACAACATCGGTGTTATATTGAATTTCGGCGGGAATTGCACCGTTGATTATTTGGTTAACTCTTCCATTGACTGACGTTATCATGTCTAATACTGAAGAGGAATCAGCATAATTTAAAGAAGCTGATTCTACATCTGATTCTAAAGATTCCACTCTGTTTAGAATATTCTCTTGTTGATTTGATGTAAATAATAAGTTTTCTAGTTCATCAACTCTTTCTGCTATTTTATTATAAGCATTTGTTGCTTCAACAAGTAATCTAGCAGCATTCTCAAGAGAAGTTGTAGTATCTAAGAATATATCCATAGAAAATGTCGAGAAGTCATTAATGTTATTCTCAACACCAACATTATCAAGTGAGCTATTAAATTTAACGTTTAGCTTAAGAGCGAAAGCGTTACCATTTAGACCAGTTACTTCGTTTGGTTTATATTTAGTTAATTCAGGTATATAATAACCAGAACTTGCTGGATCATTTTTCCAATTATCTAAAATTATAATACCGTATAGGTTTGTTGCTTTGTTTGCAATGTTTGATTTTGAATATACATCGTAATAAACTAAGATAGCGTTAAATCTAAAATCTCCACCTCTTTGTGAGTATTCTAAGAAATTATTTAGCTTAGCATCATTTATTACTTTTGCATATATTTCAGGATTCCACTCGATTCCATAAGAATACCCCGTTGTTGTATCAAGACTGATATTACCGGTTGAGGTATCTCCAATAGATTCTAAATTAATTTTTGGATCTGGGTGTGTTTGGCTTGCTCTACCGTTTATCTCGTTTTGAGTTATATTATACTCAGTAGCTGTTGTGTTAAAATTCGAAGATTTAAAAAGGATATTTGGCGTATATCCAACTGAAGAGGGAACATTTACAAATATTTCATTGTAAACATTTCCTTGATAGTTTTTATCATTCGAAACGTCTATGTTTCCAATATACTGAACAACTTTACTATAATTAGTACCGATGTTTGAAGTATTATTTGGGACTTCAATTGCTCTAGAATATGAACTAGCAACTTCTTGCGAAGTTCCTTGCTGTAATCTAATACCTCCAATATGGTTTAACCATTTAAAGAATATTTTTTCAGCATCAGACGCATATAGAACTGAATCAAAGTCATCATCATTTAAAATAAAGTTTTCTAAGTTTAAAGCGTAATTTTGAAAGGTTTGTGCAAAGTGTATATTTGCATCAGGATCTGCAACACCAGCTCCTGTACCATCGTCATATTGCGTTGTCGTTTGACCATCATATAAATTACTAAATTGAATGTAATTATCACCACTTGAAGGCGTAGCAACAACTGGAATGTCAAGAAGCGCAAACTTCGAGTATTCAAAATTTATATCTGGGTTGTAGTATGCTCTCGTCAAGTCCCTTGCAGCACTTGAGAATGCGTACATAGTACCACCTTGTTCCTGCGGGATTCTTATTAATGGTGTAGCCATTTAATTTAGTTTTTTGTTTTTTATTATGAGTTATTAGCAATTAGAAATTACATACCATGAAGATCCGTAATATCTAAGTGTGATTGTTCTATCTTGTAATACTGTAATATCAGTAGTACCATATCCAACAATTGGCTGGTTTAAACCATTTACTGCAAAAGTAACTGGACCTCCATCCGCAATAAACGTAACTTCTCTACCTTCTTGTGCTGCAAACAGAGAGATAGGAGTTAAGAATGACGATGCATCTATAAAAATAGTAGATTCATCGTATTGATTAACAGTAGGTAGTATTGTTATACCAGACCCTGCTGAGCTGCTTGTTTCGTAGCTAATACCTTTTTGTAAAACTACGTCAGCAGTATGCTTAGATTCTACATTGCTAACAATTTGAGTTGGTGTTACCGCGAATTTAATAGAACCATTGAATACTTCTAATTCTCCGGAAATAACTTTACCAGTAAGCGTTAAATTCTGATTACTAGTATCTAATAATGCCTCGATTGCAGAAAGTCCAGTGTTTAATTCTGAAAAATTATCGTTAAGGATAATTCTAGAAGAAGATAGACTATCTGTTCCTAATATTTGTGTAATGTTTGCCATTTTAAATGATTTTAATTATATTTTTATTTGTTGTATTTATATTTCCATTAACATCCATAAGTTCTAGCTCAACTGAGTAATCACCTTTGTTCTTAAACAAATGAGTCAGATACTTATTATTATAATATATATCCTTTATATTTAGTGTATTATTTTTCAACACCCATTTTTGAGAAACAATACCTGGCATGTTTGTTATATCATATGACAGCGTCAAGTGATTTAACATTCTTAATTCTTTATGAGAATCTATTAGCTCTAAGTCAAAGAACGTTGGATTGTAGCATTCATGATGCTGTTCAGACCCTGCAATTACAGTACCTCCTAATGGGTTATTAAACCCAACGTTTTCATATTCATATGATCTTGAAGGCTCTTTACCTACAACTAATATATGATAGCATTCGTCAACTATTCCATCTCCATTATTATCTATTAGTATCGCATTAAAATTAAATTTAGTGATAATTGGATAATCGATTGGATTTAATGAATTTAATTCAGTCGCAACGTTGTTCCACTCTGCTAAATCTAAGTGATCTGTCGGATATGCTGCTTGTATTATATAAGAATCAGTAATTAATTGATTAGTTACTGGATGGATTTGTGAAATTTGAAAGAAATGACCGTTAGAATATCCTTGATTAGTTCTAATATCTATTTTAAACGAAGCGTTTATGTCTCCACCTACTCTTGTCATATTCCAATCAATATCTTGACCATCGTTCCAAACATGCGGTTTTAATTCATTCCATCTATATGGTCCAGTAGTTTCTCCAAATCCAGTTGGACTTGAAGTATCAGCAAATCTTCTAACTGTTGAGAATTCAAAACCACCAACATCTTCAGAGTCATGTACATAATTTGCTCTATCGAGAGTTAAATAATAGGTCGCGATAATATCATCAACCTCATCTAAATGCTCTGCTGAATGATCCCAATCTGAACCAGCATGATCCCATTGATATTTATATTGATTCCAATTTAATTTTGGAAGTAATTTTTGAGAAACACCGTAAACCTCTACATTTTTATTTTTTACATTAATATAGTTAGGTTTTCTGTAAGAACTTCTAACATTAAATAAATCATGCATACCCAACTCTATACTATAATCACCAGCAAATGGTAAAACAATTGCAAGCTTTGAATACGTATCTATACTTCCTCTATATGTTTTTAAATATCCATTAGGTCCTGATATGATCCATTCAACTTCATAAATATTTTGTTTCCACCAATTATTCCATTCTAAATGATCGTCTCCAGTATCTGTTGCGTCCATCCATGAAAATTCAGCTTCATCCCAGGTATCTTTATATGATTCTACATTTAATACAAGAGGTGCTCCAACTGGAATTCCTGTAATAGTGTTAAACGTATTTAAATTTTTATCGTAATATTCTGTGTAGAAATTATTAATAGAATCAATAACCTCTGTATTAACTGAAGTTTCAGTTATTGGATTTACAGTAACATCAAGAGGAAATGTTTGATCCATTCCCGTTAATCTATAATCAACCTTTCTTAAATCTTCAATAAATAATTGTCTATCTTCAGGGTATCTTTTAAATTCAACTTCTACACCAGCGGTTTGGTTTTTAATAACCTGCTGGTTATTCCAAACATTCATATTAAATTGTGAAAAGTAATCCCCTTCTCCTGTAATATCTACAATTTTAGCTTGTAGTGGTAAATAATCTTTTTGTAGTTTTCTCTTAAGACCATACAATTTTATAAGTACCTCATCTGGAGAAAAATCAAGAGATTCTTTTACTGTTGGAATATCCCATTCATCTAAACCGCCATCTGCTTCATTCAGTCTATATACTAAAGAAAATCTTGATGTTTTCTTTTGGTTTGAATTTGGAAGTTGATTTCCATTATTCTTGTTTGCTAAAAAACCAACAACATCTTGATTTGGTACAGCAACTGCTTTTAATTTACCAAAGTTTTCAGATTGTTCATTTATATTTAGCCAATATTCTTTTAGGGTTATTTTATCATAACCAAAGAAATCAATTGCACTTAAAAGAGCTTTGTAAGTTCCAATAAATGGTTTGATTTGAGAGGCTTGTAATAATAATTCCTTTCTTTTTTCATTTAATATTTTCCAGTCAGTTGAAAGCTCTTTAATGTCTGATTTTTTAAAGATAAAATAATCAGTTTCTTCAAGTAACATTCCCATGTTTGATAAAAGAACTCTTAATCTTTCGTCTTCTGCTTCAACTTCACCGTATATTCTGATTCTAGCAACTTCAATTACGTCTCCACCTGTTGTTGGTTCCCATATTCTAAGTATTCTAGTGTGATATCCTTCAACATCGCTGTTTAAAGCTATATTATATGTTATAGCATTAGAAGGTGTTCCAGACTCAACTATAAAAAGTCCTGATGTTTGATTAAAACCAGCGGTATTAAGTTGATTTAGTATACTAGCCTCTTGTACGTTATTCTTTTCTACAAATAATTCTCCATCCTTCTCTGTCGCACTATATAGAAATATATCGTTACTAAATTCATAATCATTTAAAAATTCAGCAGCGTATGTTGCGGGTTGACCTGAATTTGAGATTGGCGAAACCATTCTCTCGTTTCCAAGCTTACCTTCTACTTTTTCAAGTACATGAATTGAAAGAGTTTCATATAACCCAGAAGAAACTTCTGGTAAATAACAAACACCCTCCCAAACAAGATCATCCTGATTATAAATCAGGTTTAGGTCATTTGAGTCACTATCAAAAAATCTTAAATTTTGAATTGCCATTTGTTATCTTACTTTTTTGTCATTCTTTTTAATAGTATACGACTTATATGTTTTTAAATACGAAACACTATCAATTAAATCAGCAACAACGTGTTGTATCATTATTAAAAAATCTGTTAAATTCGGATTTCTTTGAATGTGTCTTGAAAGAGAATTTAATAAAACGTTCTCTCTATAATCATTACCAACATGCTTTCGATCATCTAAGATATTCTTTCTAACATCATAGTTTCTCTTTTTTCTTACTTTAAATAAATTTTTAGTAACGTCCATTATAGTGCTTTTCTATTTTGTGCCTGTATTTTAGAGAAAATAGTGTTTTTAACAGCAGGTTCATCAAAGTATATTGAAAGAGCTGCATGTTCTCCCATTTTAGCGTCATCTAATATTATTGCGCTTTCTCTATCCATCCAATCTCCTCTAAATAGTGCAACTTCTTCTTTTTCAAGAAGTATATCTCCAAATGAATCTAAATTTATTACATTTTCTGGAAGAGCTGCATTCGGTTCAAAATTAACCTGATTCTTAGATACTGTTCTTTTAAAGAAAACATATTTTTGTTTTCCGTTACCGATACCTTCAAGAACCGGCGTAGATGGTGTAACATTTACTGTTTCAGTAACATAATAACCAAGTCTTCTTGCTGTTTCTTCTTTTTCTGATGTAAATTTAACGTTTACTGAATCGATACCTTCAATGCCTTCTAAAAGAGCAATAATGTCTGATTTTGGTAAGCGATCTCTTCTTGTTATATTAATTAAGTAATCAGATATTTTAGCTCTAATTTCAGAATAAAGAGCTGGTTTATTAAAACCTTCAAAATATCTTACCTTAACATCCATTCTAAAATACTGTACTTTAGGTTCTACAATTTTTACCTCAGTAGTTACCATTTGTCTTCCACTATTTTCTAAAGTTTGTAAAATTCCATTCTTTTCATCTTCAGAAAAGAAGAACTCATCTATAGGAATATTAAAGTAGTCATTATTCTTTGTTAGTTTTCTTTTAGTGTCTGGTAACATAAATAAATATATCACATTGTCATCGTCAATATAACCGTCGTCTGTTGTATTATAAGCATCTAGATATGAAAACATACCATACTTAGATAAAAATGCTTCGTAATTATTCGGTGTTGCTAGAACAAAAGAATGTGATTGTAGTGGTGCTAATAATTTAGTAAGCTCAGTACTCTCAGGATCTGATCCCATTTTTGGAGCAATAGTGAAGCTTGCTTCTAGCATTTCGTTTAAATCATATGTCTCTCCAACAGAATCAGATCCTTCTGTTTCAAATTTAAATCTTAAATCTTTCGAACCACTTAAATTACCAGCGGCACCATCTGTAATTATGTATTCTATTTCAATAGTAGCCCCTTCATTTGGAATATCACCAAATGATCCATTACCAAAATAAATATCTAAACCACCAGAAATTCCAGTCTTAACTAAATATCCTTTAGTTCCTACTTTCATGTCGTATAGTGAATCATATTTACTCCATAGTTCACTATTAACTAGAATCCTAACTGAATGATGATCCGTGTTTCCTTTAATAATAATATTGAATGATTGTAAACTATCTCCAGTACCCGTAACATCTTGTTTTTCTATTTTACCCTGTACTACTGGGATATTTATATAGCCTGAATTACTTTTTTCAATTCTAAATTGATCTTGATTTGTTTTTAAAACATATTCTAAGCCGTTCTTTTCAGACTTAATAACTGTATTCGCTGGTATATTTAGAGCATCTCCAGCAATTTCGTCTCCAGCAGAAGTATTTAATCTTAATTTGATTTCTCCAATAGAGGAGGTACCTCTAAATGAGTCATGACCGGCCAACCTTGATAAACCGTATATTGATTCTGGATTTTGTGCTGTTAAAATATTCTGCTCGATTGTAGAATCTTCAACATAATAGAATATCATTTCAGTTATTTGAGAAAGAACGCTCAATATTTGAGAAAATGGAGATGCTGACGTAAATAATTCGCCAGCTCGGCCATAAACCCTAGCAATGTATGATTGAGTGTCATCGATCATTTCACTGGCTCTTATTCTAGCCGTTGATAAAAATTTAAATTCTGCCATTTGTTATTTATTCTATTTTATATATAGATTTCTACTTTGTATGTATTATCTATCGTTATATCTACAAACACTACGTTTCTTTCATTTTGGCCTAAAAATTCAACCTCAACTTGCGTGTTATATTTTCTTGCTAAAGGAATGTATCTATTAAATTGTTCGGTTATAACATTCTTTAACATTGAATCATTAAACATAAATGAATACACGTAGTCTTCTAAATTTGCACCAAACGCAGGGTCTCCTAACACATCTCCTTTTTTTGTAAAAATGCATGTTTCTATTTGAGTCAATAGCATTCCTATTTCCTCGTCAGATTGCATAAAAGAGGCATCAAACCCAGGATCCTCCATGTTCTTTATGTAAAATTCCATATTGTTATATATTCAATTTTTAAGAGTGCATCATCCAATCAGTTCCTTCGTCTGTTTTAATCTCTTCGATGACAGCTTCAAGTTCACTTTCTCCCATACCCTGTATAAGATCTGCATTTACCGTTATATTTCCAGGTAAAACGAATCCAAAGATTCCAAGTTTTTGCCCTAAAGAAACTTTAATTTTAGCTGCACAATACCTGAAGAATACCTCATCTCCGTATAATGCGCAATCTGGAATAGTTTCATAAACTTCAAGAACAACATTTTTATTTGGAGTTTCTCCAGTAAACCTCAGCTCATGTGTTAATTGACTATATTGAAACGATATTGGGTTATGTATTATTTGTCGCGCTAAATCAAAGAAACTTTCATTAATTACGTAATATTGTAAATTTTCAGCCGCGGCTCCTGTTTTAGAACCACCATATGTTCCACCAAGCATCATTCTTTCAATAGCAAAATCACCTTGTGTAAAGTTAATATCCATTGATCCACCCCAATTGGCTCCCATAGGAGCACATCCATATATTGAGAATATCTCTCCTCCGCTACCATCAGTTGGCGGTTCAAAGGTGAAACTTCTTGATTTTTTAAAATGCTCTGTTTTAAACAATTCTATTGGTAAAACCACAAAATTCTCTTTTACAGAGTATTCATAATTTTTATAAAACCATTTTTTAGCACGCTTAACAATGTTCTGTACCTCTTTTTTAGGAAGATTCATTGGAATCATGCACGATCCTGTTATTTCATCAGCAAGTTCATTAACAAAAATGTTAAAACAATCAGTTTCGAATTGGGGATTTTGCACGTTACCTGCATTTCCTACGTAAATATTACTCATTTTTAAATTATATTTTTATATTGGTGTTGATAATATTATTTCAGTTTGATTAAAAACTGTAGCTTTTTTAGAATATCCACCTTCTCTAAATATTCCTCTATTCATAGTTCCTTTAAATGCTCCTTTTCCATAAACAAGACAATCGTCAACAACTACACTATGGTGGATATATGAACTTTTAAGCTTTGAATGATTTATTTGAGATCCTGCATAAAAATTACATGAATCAATATCAGATCCTTCAACTTGACATGAAAACATATCGCAATTTTTAAGATGTCCTCTTAAAAAACAATTTACAAATTCATAACCCTCTAATTCTACGCAGTACTCTAGTCTACCATTCTGTACTTGCACTTTTCCAGAATCAGAATCATAATTAATATGTCCTTTAGAAAAGCCGCCATGGGTAAATAACTTTGAAACTCTTTCCTTTACATTGTTCCAGTAAAGAGAAACTATTTTTGGATCATCACTTAAATCAACAGTAAAACTAGAATCTTTAAAGTTTTTTGATATAGTAGTCCAGTCTCTTCTAGCATCAATGTTTTTTTGATTATTAGACATGATTTTGTTTAACTCAATAGCATTTAATTGGTTAAAACTAGTAGAATCTGTAGAATTCCATAATTGAATTAAAAACCTATCAATTAAATGAAGTATCGTTGTGGTCTTTTTTTGCCAGTCCTCTCCTCCAATATACTTAAATTCTAAATAATTATTTAATCTTGTTTCGAAATTTACTCCATAGTTTTTTGTTTGAGGGTATATAAAATTCTGTTGATTAATATGTTTACCATCAAAAAATGAAAAATCATCTTTAGGTACTACAAATTTAATAGATTTAGAATACACTGATTTTTTTCTATTTGGAAAAAACTTAAAGACTTGATCCTCATCAAAATCAAGAACAAACTTAAGAACATTCATTTTTGATATCCTATATTTATTATCTACTTTTTTATTATCGAATCCTAAATTTAAATAAATTGAAGTCATTTCATCAGTGTGTCCGTTCTCTTCGATCCAAGAACATACATTAATAACCATTAATCTAGATGTATGATACGACATATTACCAGTAGTAAGCTCTATTAATTTAGAACCAGCAGACATTCCTAGTTTTATTTTAAACACATCTTGTGTCGCGGCAAATTCTATGCTATTTGCATCTTCTACTTTTATTTTCTTACCAAGTGTCGCAGCTAGCTCATTTGCGGTAGCATCAATATCCTTATTTGAATAAAATTCAAATTTAACACCAACTAAGGAGTTTCCAAGTATTTTCGAGTCGTTTAGATTATTCATTTATCGATATATTATTAAACTATAGTTAGATTATATATCTTTATTAAATAACTATTAAATATAAACAAAAAAGCCGAGACTAAAAAATCTCGGCTTAATTATTCTAAAAAGTTATTAACAATTACAGTTTTAAGAAAACTTTTCTTGTTTCAACTTCAATTCTTGTAATTTGTACTGTTATCGTGTCGTTCTTTTTGATTGTTTCTTTATCAAAATCATCTGGTAATTCAGAGACATGTAATAATCCAACAACTCCTTCACCGACATCTAAAAATACACCATAATCTTTAGTTGATTTAACAACACCAGACACTTCAACTGGGAAAGATGTATATTTTTCAGCAATTAACTTCCAAGGGTCTACGATTGCTTGCTGTTCAACTTGGGTTAATGTAATCTTAGTGTTGCTGATTACTTCTTTTACTTTAAAGTCAATTGAATCTCCTGGATTTATTTCTCTAGATTTATGCTTCTTTAGAGTTTCAACATCTAAGTCATTGATGTGTATCATTCCAGTTAAACAACCATCGAACTCAACAAATACACCATACTTAGCGGATCCAGTTACATTACCAGTTCTTACTACACTAAGATCATTAGAAATTTCTTCAATTCTAGTAGGAATCATAGCTTGTAGGTATTTTCTATGTGAAACTACAATTGTTCCTTTTTCTGGAGAATAGCTCATCGGAACTACATATAAATCAGTATCAATAATAGATTCAAAATCTACTAATTTGTTAATTCCAGCCAATGAACCTGGCATGAAACATTCTATTCCTTGGATACTAACAATGTATCCACCATTTTGAATCATACTAACTACAGTACCAACATATGCTGTTGTTCCTTCTTCAATAGTCGATAATATTTCTCTGGTCGTAGCAGCCTTAATTCCAGCTTCAACTGATCCTAATATAAATCCTCTTTGATTTGATTTTTGATCTCCTGTAATCTGTACAGATATTAGAGATCCTGGTACTAGCTTTGTCTTAGAAATTTCAGATTCTTTAGACATATCAACATACACTGATTCTCTGTATCCGATGTCGATTGAACACCATGCAGTGTCAACTCCAATTACAGTACCTTCAATAGTTTCACCAACACTTATCTTAAATCTAAGAGATTCTCCTTTAGATTCGTAATGGTCGTCCATTATATCATATAATTCTTGTGCATATGATTCTCTAGAAAAAACTCTTTCACCCTTACGTGTTTTAATATGTGGATTTGGTTTTCTTGTTCTTGTTGGACATGTTGCTTCGAACGAGTCCCAATCAAATTCTCCAGCTTCATTGTACCATTCACGGCCATCATTTGGAGTTTCATCAATTTTTGCTTCTGTTTCTAAAACTTCAGCTTCTTTTACCGGAGTGTCTTGTACTAATTTCTTAGTTAATTCTCCGATTCTTGGTTTTTTTTGTTTTTTGTCTGTTGACATTTTTTGTTTGTTTAAAAAGTTAAAAATAAATATTAAATTCTAGTTATATATCGCTTTAATTTAGAAAGAAGTCGGTGAAATACCTATCATCGGGATTGTTACCGTTCCTACTGTTAATTGACCAACATATATAAATTTTAATTGGGCTAAATGTTTAGCGTGCGCTTTTGCGACCGCTGTCGCTACTGTTCTGGTAGCTATATTTATGGTACCTGGTTTTTTAAATGTTTTTCCAGAATTCCATGCTTTTCTAAGATCATTTGCTAGCTTTGTTTTGCTACCATAATATATAGGTATATAAGTACCAGGGCTTGGAATATTACATAAAGGAATTGCTGGTGATTTTGAGAATGGTTGTGCCAATGTTGATTTCCAATAATTAATAGTTGCTTCAGCCATAATAACATAAGGATCTACAAAAGCGTCTTCACTTGCTTCTTCTGCTTCTGCTTTCGCTATCTCTGTATCAATAACACTCTGCATCCATTTTCTTTTGAGAGCAGCAAACCTTTCTATTTCAGCCTCGTATTGTATTGTTTTAAGAGTTAGCCTCATCGCTAGAGTGCTAAATATGTTGGTTTGTCTTATATCTTCTTCTGAATCGGCTAGCCATGAATATTCTTTATCTACTGAATTTACATAAGTAAATGTTACTAGATATTTCTCAACAAGCCAATTTGGAATTGAATCTTTATTCATTTCGTGGGTTTCTTGAAAAACACATTTGTTTAAAGGGTTTTCTAATTTTACTCGAGCTATTAAATCCTTTTCGCGCTTATCATAGATTCTAATATTTTCAGCAGCAATATATTCTTTTAAATTATCATTAAATTTTGTGGCAATATATCTCTCTTGGTTTGTTCCAGTAACTGGCTTAAATTCATCTGCGTATTCGGTATTTAGTTCGTTTAGTATATTATAAAAATAATTATCAAATAACATTGCTTCTAAGACTTTCTTTACCTTTTTAGCCATCGGACCTATATAGGTATTATGTTTATTTAGACTTTCAATAAAATCCCAGTAAGCATAGGATCCGTCAAACTCATACCATATTCTTTTCGCTATCTCCGCTATTCTTTGCTCTTCTACCATTTCAGGTATTTTACAAACTAATTCCGTTGGTTCAATTGTAGATTCAAGAGTTGTTGTATCTCCGCCAAAAGTTCCAATTGCTTGAACCTCTCCGTTTTCATTAAACACTACGCCATTACCAAATAAACCTTCATTTGTATAATCAGTATCTATAATTACATTAACAACTTGGCTAACTACACCCTCGACACCGCTAGCTCCAGTTACACTAATTAACTCATAATTAGAAGTTATTGGATCTCCTTTAATATATTTTGGTAGTGATATAGATATTGAGTCATTATATTTAGCTCCTTGAAACCCTGTAGCTCCTTGAAACCCTGTAGC